GGATCTGTAATAACAAAAGGCTGTATGTCTGTTGTTGCTACAGGTTGTTGATAGGTGTTCGCCCAAGTAGGTGTTTGTGTAGTGGGGTTAGTATATCTAACTCCATTAAAAACGCCAAGGATATGATTTGTTTGACCCGCAGGTACTCTTCCTACTGTGCCGTTTGCTAGAGGTTCTATAAGATCCCCTTGAAAAATGCTAGTATTGTAACCGCTTGCTATAGTAAATCTATCTTGACCGCCGGTGAAATCACCGCCGCCTACCATTTTAATTGGACGTAGACCAAAGGGGGCATCTTGATTTGCCATGTTTTTTTCCTTTTAGTTAATGAAACAATAATTATTTGTTGTTATTGTTTCGGGGTTGACCAAATGATACTTGTGTTCTTCTTTCCGGTGCGTCTTTTGGCATTAAAGGATTACTATCCTTCATCCAGTCATTATCAACTGCTTCCATTTGTTGTCCTGACCTTGCATTATAATATGCATGTCTTTGCTCTTTAAATTCCTCTGGGAATCGAGCTAACAACAAACCTCCGAGGCCAATAATACCTGCGTGTTTGCCATCAGAAACCGGTAAATCCGAATCTGGATACTCATCAGCTCTTACTAGTTCAAATCCTTCTTGAATCCTGCGATGGACATTAGATTTATCTTCCTGTCCTAAAGTTTCCGCGCGAATCCAACGGTGAACAAACCCGTCTGGAGCATCCGGTGCGTGCAATTTATTAGCGGGGCGCCATTGCACAGGGCGAGTTGAAGCTTTTCTTGTGTCTTTTTCCCGTGAAGATCTGTCTGCTGCTTCAGTAGCCACAGTTTCATCGATAATTTCATTTTTAGCCATATTTAGCTCCTATTCCCTTGAAGTTTAACCACTTCTTTAGCGTATTCCTCTTTTGGAACACCAAGTTTTTTGGCAATCTCCAGTTGGGATTTACTTAATTTAACAGTTTTTGATTTTTTTGCAACCGATCTTCCACTTGTTACAGAAGCAACGGGTGAAGTTTTATTAGTATTAGTCTCTAAAGAAACTTCAGTTTCATGGCCAGCTGCCCCTAGCCAAGGTTTTAGACGAGTATTTAACTCATTATAATAGTCGTTAGATGCACCATCAAATCCTTCATTTATAAGATCGGAATGAAGTCCAATAGCTACACTTGTAAGTTTTCTATCTTCGCCAAACCAATCATTATTATCAGCCCATGCAACAGCTTTTGGATCAGGTTCTACTGCTGGAGCTTGAGGTCTTCGAGGAGCTTGATATTCTTGTACATTTCTTGGTGCTTGAACTTGTTGTTTGACACGCCCCTTATACAACCTCACTCTTTCTTTTTCAATTTCGACTTGAGCCATAGCTGCTGTAGCAGCTGCAATTCTTTTCGGATCATTAGCTTCTGTTGCTTCTTCTAAAGCAGAACGAGCTTGTTCAGATTGAGAAGAAACTCTGGCTTCAAACTCAGTAGCATAACCTGCATCAGTATTGTTTACTCTTGATTGAAGACTTTCTGCTTTTCTTTTCATAGCGTCTGCATATTCTAAGGCAGCAACTTCTCTTTCTTCTGCTTCACGACGTCTACGTGTTAATTCATTTATCCTGGTTTGAGTTTTATTTTTTCTTTTATCTAACTCATCTTCTGATAAAGACTTTTCTTCCACATTAGGAGAATCTTTATCTTCAGAATCTAAAGTAATTAACTCTGGATTAGACTCTTCTGAAGATTCAACAGTAATATTTTCATTTTCTGGTATTTCTTTTTCAATTTCTTCCATTATTTTCTCCTAAAAATTTTTTACATCAGTTGGGTCAGAAATTGTTGCTAAAATTTCATCATCATTTAAAATTCTAACTTCAAAATCATCCATTTTAACTCTAGTTCCAGCATATCTCGCTATAAGAACCCAATCACCTTCCTTGCAATAAGGACCTTCTGGAAATTTAGTTTTGTCCTTATAACAACCAGGGCCTGTTTTTAAAACATAACCTGTTGATGTTGCTAAAGCTTCTTTCTCTCTGATTTGATCAGGAATATGAATACCTCCTTGTGTTTTTTGTTTCCCTTGGTAAGGAACAACTAACATTCTCCACCCGGTAGGGTTAGGAAGTTTTTCTTTTAAGGATAAGTTAATTTTGTCTGGATCTAAAAATCTTTCATCAGATTTTACCCATGCAGACTCATACCCTATATTACTATTTGTTGTGTTTTTATTCTTGCTTGCATATTTATCAGGAACTAATAAATTTTTAACCATCATCGCCATCCATTATATTCATTATCGATTTAACTTCAGACTCTACATAACTTAGCGATTGCAACTGCCCTACAATATTTTGATAAATTTCCCAATTTTCTACAGAACCTGTTAATAGCTGAGAACCAAGATCTTCTTGCCTTTCTCTTACAATTTTTAACACATGCTGAATCACTTCAAAATCTTGCATTAATATATAAATGGTTATTCGTCTACAAATGTCAACCAAAAACTTACAGATGTAAACCTATTTAGATTTATTGTATAAGTTATCAAAAGTAATGTTTGAGTCTGTATAGCTTTCATGTTCTTCACTGCTATGTATTTGTTGACTTGGAATAAAATCTGGCGCACCTTCTCCGGTTTGCCATAAAGCAGGATTTGTTACTCTAACTCTATTATTAGGTAGTGCAACAACATTTCCCTTCCATTTACCTTCTGTTAAATATAATACATGACTTTGTTTATGTTGGTCTGGACTATCAGCTATCTCATGTTCTGTATAATCAACAGTAAAGATATACTTAGCTAAATAAAACTCTCCGTCTATTTTTGCATACCAAGGTGATGATGATGTCCTGTCCATAACTATTGCTGAGTGATGATGAGACATACAATCCCAAGGTTGACATAAATGATTTTCCATTCTCTCAGGCCAATCGTCTAATGGTATGTCAGCAACTAAAGCTTGTATAGGCATTCTAGCCCACATTGCTCCACCGTGAACATTTTGTGTTTCATTATCATCATAATCTATTTCACATCCAGTAAAAACTACTTGAAATGATAAAGATCTATCTGGGATAGAATTAACTGCAAAAGCTAATCCGTGAATAAATTCTCCATGATATTTTTGATGACCGGCCGTAAATTCTTTTCTTACCCATACCTTAAAGTATGGGACATTAGATATTAAATAAGACATTAACTCTCCCTTAATCTTATTTTATTTTTTGCCGCCTTTTTTTGATCCTTTAGATTTTTTTCTTACAGCTCCACCTTTTCTGTATCCTTTGGATTTTTTTATAGCGCCACCACCTCTGTAGCCTTTAGATTTTTTCATCATAATTATTTCCTTTTTTTAGTAGGTCTTTTTTTAGCTGTCTTCGCAGCTTTTGTAAACTGTTTATTTGTAGGCGCTCCTTTAGCTCCTTTTGCTCTCATCTTTTCGCCAGAGCCTGCTGCAATTCTTTTTCTTTTAGCATGAATATTTGCATATAAACCTTTTTTAGCCATTTCTTCTCCTTAATTTACCAATGTTTAATAACGCCCGCTATTATAAAAAAACAAGTTATCCAAGCTAAAAATCTATCTGTTTTTATTACAAATTTGTTTAACTTTAAATACATTTTAACACTTCCACCTTCTTCTTGCCTGTCTAATCCTAGAGTTAGGATTATTTTTAGTTTTAGCACTACTTTTTTTTAACTGACCCGCTGATCTTGCGCAATAAGATTTTCTTCTTTTTGCAGCAGCACTCCCTTTTTTAACTTTACCAGTAACAGCGGTTTTTAATTTAGAGCCAGGATTTTTTCTTTTATAAGCAGCAACACCTTTCTTTGTCATACCTGCACCAGACTTAGTAGATCTATAGTTACCGCCTTTGCCTGTAGTTCTAGCTATAGCTTTTGCCATTATTTCATCTTTTTAAATGTACGAGCTAAGTTAGCTTGTTTAACAGTTTTACTGTCATATCTTTCCGGATTAGCTAAAACTCTACTTGCAAATGTTTGTGTTCCATATCCTGCTTTTTTTGCTTTAGCAGTAAAAGCTCCTTTTTTTAAATCTGCTTTTTGTATCCAATTTTTATCAGCCATTTAACTTCTATTTTTTTCTCTTTGCACTTCTATTCTCTCTTCAGCTACCGCGGTTCTGTCATTAATATTTTTTTCTTGCAATCTTAATCTTTCTTGATCTATAGCAATATCATTATCATCAGAGCGAACATCATGTATTAATCTTTGTTGGAACTCTTGCCCTTTTCTTTCCATATCAGCTTCTTTAAGAGCTAACTCTTGTTGTCTTAATTGAACTAAAGGATCAATCTGCATATCATCTTCTACTGTTTGTGCAAATAACTCTGTCATTTCAGCAACATCTAGAGCTACTTCCTCTGCCATCTTATCTTGAATTTGTTGTTGCACTTCGGGAGGTACTTGACCTTGATACTGTTGTTGCATCTGCTGGAACTCAGGACTGTTTTGCAACTCAGCTGTTGCTATAGCTTGCGCCTTAAATGAGAAATGTTGGTAAATGTGTCCTTGTATGTTAGCGGCTAGTTGTGGATTTGTAGCAATAGTAGGTGTAGCTAAGGCAGCCATATGTGCCTTAATGTGAGCATCGTGATCTTGTGGAGCAAAAGCCTGCAATTGACCGCCCTGTAGGGCCGCAGCGTTTTCGAGTGCAGGGTCAATTGGTTGGGGTTGTTGAGGAGGAGGTAGGATCTGCTCCACATTCTTCACGCCTATCGCTTCATACATACGGCGATACGCTTCATATAAACCTGTTTGTCCATGTATCTGAGGATTTGATTGCACAATCTGTAGTTGAGTTTGTGCAGTTGCAATCCTTTGAGCCAGAGAAAAAATGTTAGGATCACTAACAGGTATAATATCTACTCTTTGATCAAAATCTGTTTGCTTTACTTCGGTTTGCCCTTTGTTAGTCATGTAAGGATAGCTTGGAGGTAAATAATCACGAAATAATTCACCTAGTAATTTAAATTCTATTTTTTGTGCATAATGTAATCTTTTATGTATAGCAGACATAACACGAGTGCCATGCTCTAGATTAGCTAATGTTGTTCCTACAGGAGCATTCTTATCCATTTGTTGATAAGGATGATCTGCAATTGCTGCAAAATTTCTACCACTTTCTTCTAATAATCTTAAAAGATTAAATAAAGTTCCAGAAGGTTCTTTAAATGGTAATGGAATAAGAGAGTTTTGTAATGATCCGCCAGGAGCATCTACATCTCTAAACTCGCCAGGTTGTAGCGGAACGTCGTCATCTCTGATTCGTATTCCTCTAGCTTTAAAACCAGCAGGTAAATTAGCAAGTGTACCAGCATCAATAAGCTGACGTAAGATAGACGTAGCAGAAGAAGAAACACCACCAATAATGTGTGGCAATCCAAAGCCGTAAAAACCTAAACCGGGGAGAAATTTGTAATGAACAAAATATTGCTTAGGTTTGTGAGAAGAATCTCCTTCTGCGTAATTACGAGTAATAGATAAAATGGTGCCGTTCATTGCATCTAAAGTAATAATATAAGGAAGTTTAATTCCTGTTGGCTCTTTCGCTTCGTTTGTGTGTTCAAAACCTTCTAGGTCTAGTAAAGCGTGAACTTCATAAAGCTCATAAACGTCGTCATCTGTAGTTACTTTTTCTATACCTTCCTGTCTAGCAATCTCTTCTTCTACACTGCTTGTATTAACATATCCTCCGCCACCAGAAAGATCTACATCTCTGTAAACACCAGCTAGTTGCATTTTACGAATATCGTTTCCGCCCATAGTAAGTTGTTGAGTAATACGTTGCGCTGATAAAAGGTCGGTAGTGTTGTAAGGAACAATTAATTTTTCAGCATGCACAAATCTTGCACAAGGTCTTCCCATATTAGAATCATAGTAAACTTTTTTAAAGGCTGAGCCACTTAAAGGAAGGTAGTAAAGAAGTTGATCTAATTCAGGATCATATTCTTCCATTTCGCAAGTAATTTCATAATTCATAAATTCTTGAACACGATCAGCTTGGGCTTGAACTTCTGGGGTAGGATCTCCTAAAACCATAGTTTTTACAGGACCACCGGCTGGTAATAATTCTTTGTAAGCCATTGCTTGGAATTTAGTTGCGCTTTCCGCAAGCATAGGATGAATAACACTTGAAGCACCTTGGAAAGGCTCAGACCTTTCTGGATCTAGAGAGCCAAGAAGTTTAACTCCTTTTTCGTATGTTTCTTCCCATCCTTTTCTTGATGATTTATCTTCCTCTATCCCGCCAAGAAGATCGTTGGAGATATTCATCAATTCTGTATCTTCCATATATTCAGCTAAATTACCGTCAAATGGAACGAGATTAATTTCTTCTGTTTCTTCAATAGCTCCAAACTCAATATTACCTTCTTGATCCATTAAGCCACCAGCTTCAATCATTTCTACGATTTCAGCAGGAACCTCTCCGTTGGATAAAGGTTGTTCAAGTTCTAATGGATTTTCTTCAGGACCCCCTGGTCCAAAAGGATTTTCAACACTTGCCATTAATTAATCTCCGACTTTGGTATTTCAAGTACATCAGCAGCCATAATAACTACAATAGCCGATAAAGCTGACATCCTAAAATTCTCATGATAATCACAGCTTATCGGACTTTTACAAGCACACTTATGATCGGCATTACCAAAACAAATAGCTCTTGATACTGCTTCTTCTAATGTTACTACTTTATAATCTAAAAAGTCTGTGATGTCCATTTTCTAGAATGTTCCAGAAAATTTACCACCTCTAGTAGCTGCGCCCATGCCTCTCATAGTGCCTGCGCCGTTGCCTTTAGGTACTTTAACTGTTTTAGATTCAGCAAAAACTTCTCCGCCCTCAGAAAAACCTTTAACCATTCTATCTCTATCAGACATTGTTCTTCCAGCATTTTGATCTAACTCGTAACTTGCTCTGTCATATTCAAAATCTCTGTTAGCAGCACGAGAATTATTTTCATAATCTCTTGCTAATTTTCTTCTGTCAGAATCGGATACTGTTCTTGCACCTTCTTCTAACAAATCATCTACAGAACCGCCTCTAGCATATCCTGTAATCATAGACTTTCCAGTACGATCGGCTTCGGCCTGCGCTGCTGCATAACCTTCGTCATCATATGAAAAATTCTTTTTTCCAACTCTTGGCATTTACTTCTCCTTTAATAATATTCAAATTGACGTGGACTAGACTCCTCATCTTCTTCATAATCTTCAGGATGACGAACAAGACCACCTTCTCTAAAACGCAGTATAGCCTGAGTTGTTGAATCTACCAAGTCATCATTATCTCCATTAGGAAATGATGCACATTCCTCGACAACTTCTTCAGCCCATTCTGCATCAGGACACCACACTAAACCAGCTTCAAACATAGGAGCAGAGGCATTTGCTCTTGCTATTTTGTCTTGACCGGAACGACGACCTCCTGGACTAAAATTAATAACAGGTATTCCCATATTTCTCAACTCTTGTGATAAAGGTAATCCAGAAGCTTTAGCTTCGACAAGAACCATATCAGGATCATAATCATTGTAATGCTCTTGGGCCTTACGTTTAAGAGTTGGAAACTCCCATCGTCCTTTTTCACTGTTAAGTAAAATAATATTAGGACCTGTATCCTCATCAGGATAAAAAATACCCCACGTTGTTATGGCACTATAGTCAGCTCTTTCTGATTTAAGGAATGCTGTATCATAAGATTGTAATACATATTCACATCTTGGAGGATCATCTTCTTCCCATTTCTTCCACCACTCTCTTTTTAATATTGAGGCTGCATCACTGGTTGGTTTTTGTAACCACTGTGCAGACCATTTAGAAACAGGTAGCGATGCTTTAACACCCTCTAACTCATCACGGGACCAGAAACCAGGCCAAAGAACACTATCATCTTCGAATATAGCGGGAAATTCTATAACTTCCCATTGATCTGCACCTTTTCGTGATTGCATCTTTAAAACTTCAGCTGTTAAATCTTTTGTAGACCAGCGTGTCATAACAATAACAATAGACCCACCTGGCTGTAATCTTTGTCTTGGACCAGACGTATACCACTCATAACATGCTTCAAAAGATGTTGATGATAAAGCATCTTGCTCAGAGTGTGGATCATCAATAATTAACAAATCCGCACCACGTCCTGTTATCGCCGCGCCGACGCCGGCGGCGAAATACTCCCCACCATCGACCGTGTTCCATCGACCAGCGGCTTGACTTTCTGGTGATATCTTAACTTCAGGAAAAGATTCTTGAAAAGGCGGACTGTTAACAACAGCTTTACACTTACGACCAAAACCTGTTGCAAGCTCTGTTGTATGTGTTGCTTGAATTATTTTTAACTTAGGATTGCGTCCCATCATCCACGCTGGAAAATAAACACTCGCAAATTCAGATTTTGTGTGACGAGGTGGCATATTAACGATAAGTCTTTTAGACTTACCATGAGCAACAGCTTCTAATTGTTTTGCAAATATTTTATGATGTTCGCCTTCTATGAAGTCTGGCCACATATGTTTAACAAAAGGCATAAACTCATCTTGTCTTTGCTTTTGTGTTTCTATACCACCAAGGCGTTGTTTAAGTTTCAAAGCATAACGAGCCTCCTCTCCAGAAAGCCCGTCTGCTAATTTATCCCAATCGAATTGAGACATCACTCCTAACCTTTACTATTTCTAATATGTTTCATAGCTCTACCGCCAAACCAAAAAGATATTACTGTTGAAAACAATATTGCAGTCTCTTGGTCCCAGCTATTTAATATAGCTTCACTTACATCAGATCCATCTTGAACGGCAACATAAACCCCAAGTCCTTTTATCGTGGCAAAAAGAGCAAAGAAAAAATATGTAATAACAGGACGAACCGATGCTTGAATAGCAGATATAAACGTAGATTTACTGTTAGCTGCAACTTCTGATGCATGCTCGTAGATAGAACGTGTTTCTTGTATGTCTGCTTCGGCATCTAACTCTTGAACTTTAAGCTTGCTCAAGGTATCGGCATATTTAGCCCTAGCCTCTAACATCTTTAATTCATGTTTGTTAGATTGTCCTTTCTCAAAGAACCCTAATACAGACGGCAAAAAGCTTGTTCCAAATCCGAGGACGGAACCTAAAAGTGATAACATGATTAATTCTTAGTTTATAATGATTATAAACAAAAGCAGACCAATGACGGCACCTAATGTAGCGTCAACGTAGTCCCAACCATGATCTTTTACATAGCTAATAATTGTTTTTAATTGTTCCATAACTGTCTCCTAGTTTGTTGTTTTATTTTTTGTCTGAATATGTATATCAACTTCTTGTGATTCTGGAATATTTGCATTAATTGAAATATTACTAGTAGAACATGAAATACAAAATACACTGACAACAAATATAGCAATAATATTTTTCATTGTTTTCCTCTCTTAAAATGGCAGCCTAATATTAGAAACAATACCGCTCATATAGTCTTGCGCTGCCTGTCTATCCATACCACTTGTAAATGGACTTCTCAACGTAGCGGCTGCATCCATCATTCCTGTTTGTGTATCACCGTAAGAAAAATTAACAGGTGGTGTTGGTGGTCTTGGTGAAACTTGTGGCTCAATATCTATTACTGGAGGTATTACTGGAGGTGGTCTGCCAAGTTCCCTTTTATTATCAATTATCTCAAAAGGGTCAGTCGCAACTCTTGGGAGTCTTATTCCTGGTGGCGCCGGTCTTGGCGGCGGCGGCGCCGGTCTTGGCGATGGCATTGGCGGTGGGAATCTCGTTTGCGGTGTTTGCCCTTCACCTACCTGACCCATAGATTCTCGTAAGTTATTGTTAATAACATCAGACATGCTCATTGAGCCTGAGCCTACTCCTGGTCCTCTTCTATTAGGGTTGCTGATCAAAGTTTCGACTGGGGCGGTCACAGGATCTATCGGTGGTGCTTGATAATCATACTCTGGTTCGGCATCTAAATTTGGATTACGATATTGCTGCTCATAACTTGATTCACCTACACCTGTGTCATATGTGCCATCTCTGTTATAATAATAATCTGGCACTGGATCATCAAATTGTAATTCGGCCATTTCTTGAAAAATACCTGTTTGTGGTTCTTCTTGAACACCGTATTCTGTTACAGCTTCGTCAAAACCAATTCGTGGTGCTGTGTAAGGATCACCCACCATAGCAGGCGCATTCATGCTTGCCATAATGTTGCTTGGTACTAAGTTTGGTTGTAGGTTGGCTACTATCTCAACAGTGTCTTGTACATTAAGACCCATTTGTTGACCTTTAACAATTAAATCTCGAAGAGGCATAAAGCCACTCGTTACCATTGCAATGAAATCTCTAATGTCTGCTTGTGTTGCCATTTTACTATCCAAATATTGTTGCTGGAATACTAGCACGCCTTTGCGCCGTTTGACCAGCTTTTTGTCCACGACGTCTAGAGTTCAATAATGTGTCCTCAAATTGACGGCGCTTGACTGATGGGATGCGCACTTGAGAAATAGGTGCTGTTACACCTCCTCGCATAGCTTGTTGCTGTTGCGCTTGCATTGATTTTTGTAAGTTATTAGCATTTAAGTTTGCTGCATTTGCTGTAGTTTGCAAGGCGGCAAGTTGTTGCTGTTGTTGGTTAGGCATGTTGCCCATGTTTGTTCTTGGGTCGCTCATCATTGTGGCAATACCTTGTGGTGGTCGTTGTTGTTGTTGTTGTGGCATCACCGCACCGCCCATGTTGTAGCCACGCGGGCGCACCGCGCCGCCGTGTGCTAGGCCTTCGCCTGGCTCTAAAGAACCTAAAATTTCTTGCATTTTTTTTCTTTGTTCCATTTCATACAGTTGACGAGCAAATGTGTCATCGCCGTATGTAGTGTCGGATCCTTCTCCATATACGTCATCAGGATTTACCATCCTGTCTTCTTCGGAACTGTTATCTAAAAATCTTTGTTGACGTTCTTTAAATATTTCTGACATTGCGGCATCATCTTCGTTTAACATGTTCATAAGTTCTTGATCCATTCGTCTTATTTTTTCTTCTTGTGTTTCAAGTTCACCATAAGGTCCTGGATCTCCAATGTTATAAACTGAGCCGCCGTTCTGGAACCCAGGAATAAGACTTGGTCTTGGTCCTTTATCGTTAGGACGGTATTGTCTAAATTCTTCTGGACTAAATTCTTCTGTGTAATCTTTTCCTCCTACATTGTACGGGGAATATTTTCTTACTCCAGGACTATCTCTAAAAACTCTTTCTGGTCTGTCATAGTAAAGATTAAGAGAATCAATCGGTGTAGCGCCTGTAGAAAATTCTAAAAACATATCAGCAACTTTAAATGGAGAAAGACCTATTTCTCCAGCAAGTAACGCTAATTTTTTTCCTGTACTATCTTCATCAGTTGGATCTCTTAAAAGTCTAGTAAAAACATTTCTTAATCTTCCTAGCCTTATATCGTCATATTCTCCAGTTTCCCTATCAGGGACCCTAAAGTAAGGCCTTCTTTCTGCTGATCTTGGTCTATTTTCATCAACTTCGCCACCGTCTTTAAAGTTAACACCTCTTCCCTTCAGCACATCTGCATAAGTTACATTGCCGTCATTGTTTAGATCTGGAAAACTTTTGGCCTCACCGCCGTCTTTGTATCTTTGAAAGTAAACATCGGGAACGCGTCTTTTAACTAAACTACCTATACCTGGCATAAGATGTAAACTCCTTTTTATATTTTTTTTGATATATTTTTTTTACCAAAAAACCAATTCCTATAGGATTAACACGTTTTTTATTTAGTGCGCA